CTGTGGTGAAATCTTCTTTTATAAATTGAGTTCCGTATAATACCCCACCTATACCTAAGAATTTACCAAATAGTTTTGTATTACCTAATTTTTCTTTTAATATTTCTTTAGATTTGTTTAATTCTTCTTTGCTCAAATCTTTGTCTATCTTTTCTTGGTTTGCTTTTAACTCTTGTCTTTTTTGTTTTTTAAGATCAGCCTTTTCAATTTCAAAATCTACATCTGCTGCAAGATTTTTACGTTTTTCTTCTAACACTTGTGGTTTAAGTTTTAAAGATTCAAGTTCGGCTTCTAGTCCTTTCTTTTCGGCTACTTTGGCTGTCGCACCTAACTCTGCTCTTCGTGCAGTTTTTCTTTCTTCTATTAAATCTAAATCTTCATCAGATAGTTCGCCTTGTATTCTTACATTAGAAGCTATGTCCTGCTCTTTAGGAACAACTATTAATTTAGGTGAACCTTCACTTGTTAAATCTGGTAAATCTAAATCAAACTCACCTGCAAGTTCATTTAAACTATCAAGACCAAGCACCTCTCCGTACATATTTTGTAAACTCATCAAGGCTATCTTTGGTGAACTTCCCACATCATCCATAATTTTTGATACGTAGTGTTTTCTAGTTGTCTTAGTTAACTCACCCAACACATCATCGTATTTTGCATGACCTAATATCGCACCTGCTTCTTTATCGTAACCTAGTTGTCCTACTATTATAGATGGCACAATCTTTCTTATATCAGAAGCACCAATAATCTTTCTACCCATAGCTTTTTGATACTCGTCAAACTTTGGAGCTACGTGTTTTTTAACTGCAGTAGACATTTTACTTGTGGTGACACCTTTAAATAATTCATCTCCATTTTTAGTTTGTTGTGACTTCAGTATAGAGAGTGCTACCTCTGGTAATTCAACTGGATTTCTTATTTTATTAACTCTTCTGTACTCATCGGATATTCGACCTGTAGCAAAATCTATGTCATCAGCAGTTAGTTGTGCAACTTCCCCCGGTCTAAGTGGAATTAAAGATTGAAAAGCTACTGCAGCACGAACATCGGCATCTGGTATTTCAGATATTCCTTGAGCTATGTTTTTTAAAGAAATTTCACCTTTAGGTATTTCCTTAAACCCACGTGTTTTTCTAGGCTGTTTAAATTGTAAACTGTACTTTTTCATTAAGTCTGGAGATTGTTGCAATATCCCATCTGCTCCAAATATTTTTTCAAATGGATATTTAGTTCCAGTCTTACGTCTGTATATAGGTTTTAAATCACTTTCTACAGATCCTAAAGTAGTGAAGTTTGCGTTGCCACTTTTACCTTCTTTGCCTTTTACTGCTTCAGCTAATTTTATAGACGTATTTTCATCTTGAAAAATAGAAAAGGGCGAGTCTATACTTAGACCTGCCTTTTTTAAATTCTTTTCTATAGTATCTATCTTGTTTTCTCTGCCAGTGATCTTAAAGGCATCCCGGATAGTTACATTTTCATCTAATTTTATTTCTTCTGCCATCTGTTAATATCCAAATGTTTGATCGCTTGTTTGGTAGACTTGATTCTTGATACCACCAAGAGCTTTATGTATCGACACATACCCTGTCATCCTTGTCATTAGCATATATCGTAGTGCATCGTATGCGTGATCTTCTGCCTTTGTGTCCACATCTTCTGCATTTGTCTTGCTAAGAGGTATACCTGATAATTGTTTGATGAGGTTGACACAGTTCGGAAATATTCGTATTCTAGGTTCGTCTGTTCGAGGGTCATCGGCAAGCCTACGATGTATTTCCATTTTGCCTTGAAGTCGGTTTCTATCCGATGGCATCCAACGCACTCCACATCTCATCATTGTCTCTGCTATGGAAGGACCAAAGCCTGTCTTGTTCCAACACGATGAGTCAAGTACTGTATAGTGAGGAGTCGGATCTTCTTGTTCTACTTGTAGTATTCTATCTGCTAATTGCTCTGCTGTCAACTGTTTTACATACAGTTCACGATAAACCCATATATTGTTATCCCAGTCAATAGCACCCCACAGGACACAAGAAGGACTTGCATACCCATAGTCAGCGGCACGTATTCTTGGGAAGTTCGGTGGAAGGTCAAAATTCGGAACCACATGTTTACCTCTACTAAATTCAGGAAAGGCTGCACCTTCCGTTACTTCCCAGTCACCCTCAAGAAGTCGTTTACGTTCAACTTCAGGCAAGGATCGTAGCATTGCTTCATATTGTCCGTCAGCCAACAAGTACGGATTGTCAGTCAAGCGTGCAGGTATGAACCTACGATAAAAGAGTGGCTCACCTTGCTTTTCGTGTCCTTGCGGCCACAAGAAAGGTTTGCCTGTTTCAATGTCTATTGCAGGAAAAGTCGAGTTGTGTTGAGATGGATCAATATACATCTTCTTGACCCACCAACCTCCGACTCCTCCGGGGTTTGCTGTACAACGCATATACAGATGCTTTTGTAGTTCAGGATCAGTTGCTCTCAGTCGTGAACGGAGATAATCCCAAACGTAAGGCGAGGGATATTGGGTTATCTCATCTATGCCTATCCAGTTAAACGACTGACCCTGAAATCGTGTTACGTCTTTGTCTTTGTCAAGATAGGTAAACCATATTGTTGCACCTGATGGAAAGTGCCATGTTGACTTTGACTCCCGGAACTTTGCACCGGGGAAAGCTTTGGGGTAGAGTTGTCGTGACTTGTCGATAAGTTCTGTTAACTCATCCAGAGTACGCCTAAGAAGAAGCCCACGATGGTTGCTATTGTGACAATACCGAAGAGGGTCTGCGAGAAGTGCAAAGCTTTTTCCCCCACCTGCCGAGCCACCGTACAGAACATCTCTTTCGCTTGAGGAAAGAAATTCTTCTTGAGGTCCTTCGTTTGGCTGAAAAATAATTTCACGCCCATCCACCAGTTGCTCAACAACATCTGGCAACTCTTGTAAATCTTGTTTATCGATGACGGTAGTTTCATTGCTGTTCAGTGCCTTATCTACTTTGGTTATCTTTTCTTCAAGCTTACGTGCGTAACGTCTTTTGCTTTCTGCTTGTCTCGTTACCTTTGTTGCTCGTTTCTTGGCTTCAGTAAGTCTACGTTGTGTTTGTTTACGTGCCTTGACTGCGTGTGAATAGTTGTATCTTTGTTTGGGTGCGTTAGGGTCTTTCTTTGGGCGACCACGTTTGGGTGCATTATCTGTCATTTGCTTTTTTGAATACTTTTCTACCTCTAAAGAACACAATGAGGTTGATTGTTGTGTTAATCGATACCATTGTTACTAAGAGTGCTTGCCACCACTCAATTTCCATCGATAGTTACGTCTTTCTTGGGTGGCAACAGAACAATACCGTGTACTGCCTGTACATTTACGTTGGTTGTTTCCTGTTTTCCTAGACCAACCCTGTTTAATAGCGATTCTGCAGCCCTGAAGCGTAGGTCATCTCCTCTTTCAGGCACTGGGTTATCTATCGTGGTTACAAGACGTGTAGCCGCCTTAAATGCGTTCATAGATAATATGCTTTGTGTACGTCTTATGATCTCATCTGCTAAAGATGTACGTAGCCACGTGACCGATCCTCTTGCATATCCTGCTTTGAGGGCTGCATCGGTTACGTTTCCACCGTTTTCAAAGAGTACTTCGAGAAATTGTTCCTGTTGAGGACTTATTTCACGTTCTTTGCTTTTCTGTTTGGGGAGTAAATTCATCACAACGATATGCTCGTGCTTCCATATTGGGTCGATACAGGTGTAATTCCTGTTTTATCTCATATACTCGTGCTAAACACTGGTCAAGAGTCATGTATGGACCTCGTGTGTCTGCAAGTTCGTTACAATTCCCATCTAATGTTGGCTTTCCGAGCAAACAGACAAGTACAAATGCTTCAAACATGAGTTATATTCCTTAAATTGTACAAAGGATCAAACAAATAAAGCCAAATACACTGTTGTTATACGATATGTTTGGTTGCATGTGCTTTAATTGATGCTTTGTTACTTTTATAATAGGTACTTAGCACGAATACGTCAAGAAAAATAATTATTTTATTGACAGAATAGCATTAGATGGATACAATCGGAGTAGAACCTCCGGGGAAATACACTATACCCCCCCTCCTTCCCACTACGCTATCCCAAAGGGATGCACCGTTACCTGTACAAGTAACTCATTTCCGTAAAAATATGGCGACATTGCATACAAGTACCCAGTACCCCCCAGTGGCACTTGCCAACCCCATTACCTGTAACAGATAACCAAAGGCTAACGGTTGACGTTTGACGATACCTTTAACGTTTAACCCTTGATAATAACTTTGCACGCACGCACACGCCCAAACTTGCATTGACATTTTTATAACTTGTATAACTAACCCTTGATATAACCCTTTACTATCACTATTGCGAGCAATACGCCAAACACCATTTAAGGCGAATACGTAAACAAAACAATCATTTAAGGATATATCAGGCTATAAAAAGAAAAAGCACCTTAGAAACTAATCTAAAGTGCTTTTGGGGAGGTAACCTTTAAAGTATTAATAAAGCTTTTGGTTTAGATATTCAAGAATATATTTTCCCTGATCTATTTTATTTCTTGTTGTTTTGGTATCTTCACCAAGAAATACTTTTCGATATCTTGAAGTAGTATTGCTATAATCCCAACATTCATAATCAAGGTAAGTCTCACCATTTGCTTTAATTGCGATAATAGTATCATACGATTGAAAAATCTTAATACCATTTTGCAAAGTAATAACAAATTGATTTGCAATTGGTTTTCCTGAACGGTTGCTTTTCATATTCTCAACCTTTGCAATTTCTCTAAGCTTATGATCTCTATGAGGTATATCTTCAAGAGTTAAATTAGAGCTAAACATAGTTTTATTTGCTCTTACATTACTGTTTAAACTTGCTGGATAATTCATTTTATTTCCTTTCATATTATTATATAATTACCTTTTAATCTTACCTTTTTTGATATGCAAGATTTGCAAATAACGGTTTCATTTTCGTTTGTATTAATATAACCACCCCTTACATTTTGTAAAAGGTGGTAATCTTCAATAGGATTAACTTTAGTAATAACACCGTTATCAAATAAACTAGTACTATCACATTCCCTACAACTAAAATAATAAGCCATGATTAACCCCACAAACTTGAAAAGCTTGTATCCAAACCGTGATAAGATGCCAAGCAATAAGCAAGAGTAAAACCACAACACATCCATTTGAAAAGATCCAAAAGTTCTTTTAAAAAGTATCCCATTATGACCCCTCCTTTTCAGATATTAAATCTTCAAGGTCAATTTGTGTTCCTTTTTGGCTGTCTTCCCTATTAGCTAAAACATCAGAAATTAACTCTTGTAATTCTTTTAATACATCAGTTTTAAAAGTATCTCTTATTAAATGTTTAGTATTAAATATTACTTTAGGATCAATATATTCATCTTCATTTAATTGACCATGCAAACCAAGCTGATAATCATTTTTAAAAACCTGATCAAAATGCACACGATCAACATTTTCATTTATACGCTGATCAAACTTTTCAACTTGATCATTAACGTTTGGCAACATTTGAATAACCTGATTTTTATTACAAATTATTTGATGTTTAAACTCTTCAACTGTTCGATCTTTTAATCTTCCAACTATTTCAATTAATGCGTACTTATCCATTATTTTGAATTCAATAGTTAAATTATTACCGTCAACTTGAACAAGTTCTTTTGTTGAATAGTCAAACTTAGTTTTAATTAAATACGTTTTTGTTTCCATTTTAAGAAATCCTTTCATAAACGTAAAAAGGCTAAGTTAATTCTTAACCTAGCCTGATTATAAAATGATATTTTTATTTAATGCAAGTTATTTTTTTTTGTACAATTTTGTTTCTTTATTCCAAGATATTTTACTTGTTATAATTAGTCTCGAAAGTATCAAACATAATTCAGAAACAGGGATTGCAGAACGTCTAGAAATAGATTTTAATTTTAATCCATTTGTTGATTGACTAAGCGTAAATACGACAAACTCAGGTAAAGCGTTTTTGTCGACAATTGCCTTGTAATTTTGCCATGATTGGTCAAGTTCTTTTGACAAGTCAAAAAGCCTTTGACGACTACGGCTAAAACCGTGTTTGGTCAATGCGTTACTTGACACTTCTTTGATTGCATCTATTTGATTATCTATATTTAAACTATTCATTAAACTTTTCCTTTCTATAACAGTTTATTAAAATTATCGTCAATACCTACGTTAAGTCTTGACATCAGTATTTGTGTCATTCGTTCAGGTATAACAACACTTTTGTTACAACCGTCACAACACTTGCCATCAGCAACAGGTAACGCATTATTACCGTCATACCAATAATGTTTGTTGCCCTCTTTATCCAAACCCAAAAACTTTGGTTTAATTGTTTCTGCACAAATAACACAAACATGAATTTTGGATTTATCTATATGATTATCTTTCATAGGTTTTCCTTTCAAAATAAATTAACCAAGTATTAATGAGATAATCACGATCAAAAAAATGATCATGACTATCTTATAAATTGTTGCGATTAAACTAGTCAACTATGCACACTCCAACTCTTGCCAACTTTCACACTCAATAACTTGTCTTACTTCGTCATTGCGTGTTCTTTGAACGCTTGGAACATCAGCAGTTGATTTACCTGATCTAATTTTAACTAATTTATTATCGATTTCTTTTTCGATAGTTTCATCAGTATGCGTTGCCCAATGCGTTAAAGCATTATAGCCTGCCCACATAGTTTTACCTAGATCAGGTGTTTCTTTTTCAAACCTATCAAGTAAATAATTCATCTTAGTTTCATTAACAGGATTAGTAAGATTTAATTCTGCTGATTTACTTTTCTTTTTACAAATAGTTTGTTTAAGAATATTCCCAAACTGTTCAAGAGACATATCTTTTGCACGCCAATTTAACATTGTTTCTTTTTGGTTATTCCAAAATTCCAAACCAATACTTGCCTTAGTCATTAGAGCAGTAGTGGATAAATTACGTGTATGTTTAGCTTGTTGATGATACGCTTTTTGACCACCAAAGACTAAAGTATTTCTACATAGATCACGATACGCACCTGAAAAAACTTGAAAGCTCCACGACATATCACAACTATTAAATATATCAATTCTAGATAAAACCTTATCTTTATTATTGGATACGGTAGTTTCTAGATCATGAAAAAATATAGTTCGATGAGCTTGTAAACCGTCTTTATAAAGCTGATCTTTTACAGTAATATTTTCTAAAGGTAAATCAGATTGCCCAAGTATTTTAGCTTGTTCGTTAAACAATTCATGATGAGGTACAAGCTGATAAGTATTAGAAACAGGTCGAGTTTTTAATAACTTATCTAGACTAGAATTGTACAAACCAAAATAACCTTTTAGATCAAAAGGTGAAGTTACTTCATGAGAATAAGCATCACCATTTGGAACAGGAATTAATGCCTGAAGATCAACTTTAGTTATTTTGGAATTATCTTCATAAAAACTTACATCCCTAAAATCTTTATGAGTTCTTACTTCATGATTGAAGTCATTTACTATATAGTTCATTTTATTTCCTTTCAGTTAAATTAAAATTGAACGTACATAATCTTCTAAACTATCTAGATTAGATTGCAAGAAGTTTATTTTTATTTTTTATTTGCTTTTGTTTTTTTCTTAAAAATTCCATTGAAAATTCACCACCTGAATAAATCCTTTTAATGGTAGTTTCATCTTTGGTTACCATTAATGGTTCTTTATTTAAGGCAGAAGCTGACAATATTTTGCCTGACAATTTATCGATATCTGCATAGATACAAGGTTTACCGTCAAGCATAAACAACCAAACGTTACCTATCCAAAGCCTATCTACAT